CACCCAGAAGACTATAGAGATGAGGAACTTCCAAGAACAGAGAGAAGTTATTATTAACATGATTGATAAAAATATTAAATATAATGATAAAGACTTTTTAAACCATTTGAAAGGTTTGGGTCTTTCTCAAAAAGAAATAGAAAATATCTTAGGTGAAACTAAGAGAAAAAAATTTGATGACGGTGGAGACGGCGGATCTGGTGGAGATGGATCATCAGGAGATGGATCATCAGGAGATGGATCATCAGGAGATGGATCATCAGGAGATGGAGATTCAAGTGGAGATGGAGATTCAAGTGGAGATGGAGATTCATCAGGAGAAGGAGATAGTGGTCCAGGAGGATCAGATGATGGAACAGGACACGGAGGACCAGGACCAGGACCTGGTGGAGCAGAGGGTGGATTTGGTATAGGACCAGATGCAGCAACAGAAGCAGCACAATCAGCAGCACAAAGTATTTCTGCAGATGATGTATCAGCACAAGCTCAAGCAGATCAAGAAGATGCAGCAACAGCTGCAGCTGCAGCAGCAAACACGGGAATTGCAAGTACTTTAGGAAATATGGCAAGAGCTGCTTTTAATGCATATTCAAGATTTTCTCCAACGGGTATAGCAATAAATGCAATAAGCACTGCAATCGGTAATGCACAAAGAGGAGTAACAGGACCAAGTGATGATACTCAAGAACAATCTTCTGTTCAATCATCAGCACCAAGTACTCCTGATGGAGGTGGTGGAATAACAACTGTTGTTCCAGATAGATATGAATTATATAATAATATAACTACAGGTGATCCTGTAATGGATGCATTGATTGCAAGATATAGAATAGATCCATCTGCTTTTGGAATAAGATGAAAAAATTAACAAGAACAATACCACCTTTAAGAGGACCTAACCCACAAGGGTTGAATGTTCCAAATAAAAAGGTTATATTAACAAATTCAGGAAAATTAAATGGCAACTATAGACAAATCACTTCCAAACGAAGTTAGAAAAACTATTGAGATTGAGGGGCCAGAAGCTTCAATAGAACAAACTATCGAAACTCAAGAACAGATTCCTTCTCAAGGAGATACAGAAATTACACCTATGGAAGATGGTGGTGTTGAAATTAATTTTGAACCAGCAGCTTTTAATCAAGAACAAACTCCAGATCATTTTGCAAATTTAGCAGAACTATTACCAGAAGAAGTTTTAATGCCATTAGGTTCAGAACTTTTTCAAAATTATGAAGAGTATAGATCTTCACGTCAAGATTGGGAGACTGCTTATACCGATGGTTTAGATCTACTTGGATTTAAATATGAAAGAAGAACAGAACCTTTTAGAGGAGCGAGTGGTGCAACTCACCCAGTTCTTGCAGAAGCAGTTACACAATTTCAAGCTTTAGCTTACAAAGAATTATTACCAGCAGATGGACCGGTGCGAACTCAAGTTGTTGGATTAAACGATAGACAAAAAGAAGATCAAGCAAATAGAGTTAAAGACTTTATGAATTATCAAATCATGGATCAGATGAAAGAATATGAACCTGAATTTGATCAGATGTTATTTTATTTACCATTATCAGGATCTACATTTAAAAAAGTTTATTATGATTCTTTACTTGAAAGAGCAGTTTCAAAATTTATACCTGCAGATGATTTAATAGTTCCTTATTCTGCAACATCATTAGATGATGCAGATGCTATAATGCATGTCATTAAAACAACTGAAAACGATTTAAGAAAACAACAAGTCAATGGTTTCTATAGAGATATAGAATTATCTCCTGCAATGGATAATGTAGATAATCAATTAAAAGCCAAAGAGAGAGAATTAGAAGGAATTAGAAAAGAAAAAAATAATGACATCTTTACTTTAATAGAATGTCATGTAAATTTAGATATCGAGGGCTTTGAAGATCGTGATCCCAACGGGGAAATAACTGGAATTAAACTTCCTTACATAGTGACGATAGAAGAAGGCTCTCGTGAAATTTTATCTATTCGTAGAAACTATAATATTGGAGATCCTAGAAAACAGAAGATCCAATATTTTGTTCACTTTAAATTTTTACCAGGACTTGGTTTCTATGGCTTTGGATTAATCCATATGATTGGTGGATTATCTAGAACTGCTACATCAGCATTAAGACAATTACTAGATGCTGGAACATTATCTAATTTACCATCAGGATTTAAACAAAGAGGTATTCGTGTCAGAGATGATGCACAACCTATTCAACCTGGAGAGTTTAGAGATGTAGATGCTCCTGGAGGAAACTTAAGAGATGCATTTATGCCTTTACCATTTAAAGAACCTTCACAAACTTTATTACAATTAATGGGTGTTGTGGTTCAAGCAGGTCAACGTTTTGCTTCAATTGCTGACATACAAATAGGGGATGGAAATCAACAAGCAGCAGTAGGTACGACGGTGGCTTTATTGGAACGAGGCAGCAGAACAATGTCTGCAATTCACAAACGATTGTATGCTTCAATGAAACAAGAATTTAAATTATTATCTAGAGTGTTTGCACTCTACTTGCCTCCAGAATATCCTTATGATGTTGTAGGTGGACAAAGAACTATTAAACAAACTGACTTTGATGACAGAGTAGATATTGTTCCAGTTGCTGATCCAAATATATTTTCACAAACTCAAAGAATTAGTTTAGCACAAACTCAATTACAACTTGCTCAATCTAATCCACAAATTCATAATTTATATGAAGCTTACAGAAAAATGTATGAAGCTTTAGGAGTTAGAGATATAGATAAAATTTTAAATGTACCTCAACCACCAGCACCAAAAGATCCTGCATTAGAGCATATTGATTCTTTATCAGGACAACCGTTCCAAGCATTTAGAGGACAAGATCATAGAGCTCATATCACTTCACATTTAAATTTCATGTCTACAAACATGGCAAGAAATAATCCAGTTATTATGGGTGCATTAGAGAAAAACATTTTTGAACATATTTCTTTGATGGCTTTAGAACAAGTTGAAATAGAATTCACAACTCAACTGCAACAACTTCAACAATTATCTCAAGATCCAATGGCTGCACAAAATCCTCAAATGCAAATGCAAGTTCAACAACTACAAATGCAAATTGAATCTAGAAAAGCAATATTGATTGCTGAAATGATGGATGAATTTATGAAGGAAGAGCAAAGAATTACATCACAATTTGATAATGATCCTATTGCTAAATTAAAATCACGTGAATTAGATCTTCAGGCTCAAGAAAATGCTAGAAAATCTAAAGAAGGACAAGAGAAAATCAACCTTGATAAGATGAGAGCCATGATGAATCAGATGAATACACAAGAAAAACTACAACAAAATGAAGATTTAGCTGAATTAAGAGCTGCAACTTCAATTGCAAAACAACAGTTTTCTGATATGAACAAGAAAATACAATAATTATTGTTAAAAACTAAAAAAGGAGTATATTATAACTATGAAAATGAATTCAAAACAAAAAAAGATTGGTAAAGTAATGAGAGAGTTCAAAAAAGGTGAACTTAACATGGGTCAATCAAAAGAAAAAGTAAAAAATCCTAAACAAGCAATTGCAATTGCTTTATCAGAAGCAGGAATGTCTAGAAAAAAAATGGCAATGGGTGGTTCAGTAAATAATAATTTATCATCAGAGAGATCTACATATGGAAATCAAGTAGATTTTGCACAATTCACACATTCAGATGGAACTTTAAAAGGTGGAATTGATGTAGAAGTTTCTAATCCACAAGAAACACAAGTAGAGCCAGTGGGTGGACAAAAAAGAATGCTTCCGGAGAAAAAAAGATCAGCTAAGTGGTATTAAACCATGATTCAAATGTTAGGAGCTGTAGCACCTCTCGCAAAAATCTTATTTAATACAATTGAAAAATCTGTACCTGATAAAGATTTACAAGAAAAATTAAAATCACAATTACAAACACAATTACTACAATCTAATACACAAGAATTAACTGCTGCAGCAAAAATTATTGAGGCAGAGGCCAAAGCGGGCTGGTTCGCATCGAGCTGGAGGCCCCTGTTAATGTACGTACTGATATTTATATTAATATGGAACTATGTACTAGGACCTGTTATATTATTTTTTTTTAAAGCTTCTATAACTATAACTC